CCATTCTCTTTTTCATTTCAGCTTTGCTTTCTATCTGAATGATTTTATCTGTTACCTTGTACCTAATAGCTAGTAGCTCTTGTATCATCTCCCTATTGTCTGGTAGTTTCCATTCTCCTTTCTGTAATGCTTCTCTTAAATCCCAGTAGCTTTCTGCTCTTAGGTTTTTAAACTGTAAATGTCCAGCCATTTTACTAGGACTGTGTCCTGAATTAAAATCTATCACATACAACCCCTGTTCTCTCATAGCGTCTACAACTCCACCACCTACACCTACAACATCAACTCCTGTTTGCTTGTAACCTATACCTTTCTCTTTCATTCTTTCAATAGCAAGTTGTGCTGTAGTCATTGTGTCCTGGTGTTTGAATATCTCTAAGCTATGTAAACCCTCTTTATTGGAATACGCAAATACTGTCCTATCATCTCCTTCTCTAGCTACATCAACTCCTAGTGCTGTAGCTTTCCCTTCTGGTGTCCAGATGTTACCTTTAATCCACTCGTACTTGATTAATTGATTTGGATCATCAGCAAAGTCCCAGTTACCTTTAACATACCTTTGATACTCTGCTTCTGGAAGTAACTCTAAAGTTTGAATGTACTCAGTAGGTAAGAAAGGGTTGTCATTTGTTAATGCTTGTAGGAAGTAGTAAGGTGCTTGTAATTCATTATTAACCCAGGGAGTGTAGAATCTATCCTTAACCCAGTTTTGGGATGGATTACAAGTTAGTATCATAAAAGAAGGTTCGTTATCAGGATTACATCTCCACATCCTACCCATGAGAATATTAAAAGCTCCTTCTTCTATTTCGTTGGCTTCGTCTATTCCTATCCATGTAGGTTCTATACCCTTAATCTTGTTCCAGTCGTTATCCTTACTACCGTCTAATTCTTGAAACCAAAGCTGTGAACCATTAGCAAATGTCCACATCATCTCACTTCTGTTGTCCTGATACTGAGTACCAAACTCTTCTGCTACTTGCTTGAACGTCTGGTACGTACTCCTCTTTAATACTGAAAGGTTCTTTCTGAATATAAAACACCTAGTCTTAGGATGTGAATCTAAAAGCGAAATGAATACACGAGCCATGAGTTGAGACTTACCACTCCCCATTGAACCACCAAAGAGCATGAACTCGTACTTGCGAGACTTAATGTCCTCTATGAACTGTAGCTGTTTTCTAGTCCAGAATACAGTAGCTTTATTCTCCTTTATCTGAATCATTCTCTAGTATGTCAAACGATACTGAGTTAATAGGGTGTCCCCCTGTGGTAATGTCTGTCTGCTGTTTTGGTCTACCGTACTTGTATGCTAAATACTGGTCTATAGCTTCTAGCTTTTCGTTATTCTTTCCATTGGTAAGTATGTCATCCCATGTAGCTACAATCTTATCCTCTATACCCACAGCTTCACAGCTAAGTAATAACCTAGCTATATCACTTTCTCTTAAACTCTCTCTTGTTTCGGAGAGCTTGTTTTGTTCACTTCTTTTCACCCCTCTATAGGTTTAATTTACTTCTTATCTCCAAGTATCCTCTCCCACACCTTAGCAGTCTTTTCATTACCAAACCTACCAAGTTTCTTCTTTCCCTTGTAGACAATCCACTTACCGTTTTCTTTCTTAATCATAACTTATTATATCATAAATTAAATATTGTCTCCCAGAACAACTTTTGAGACTGTAGTTTATCCTTAACTTCTTGATAGTTGCTATAATCCCAGTCGTAACTCATAGCTCCTACATTCTCGTTTAGGTCTAACTTACACCCACAAAGGTATGCTTCCATAACAGTCCTACCAAATGCTTCGTGCTGTGGATGATGATATAACACCTCACATTTTCTATACCACTCGGCTAGTTCCTCCCCATGCTTTTCACCAACAAACTCCACATTCGCAGGTAACTCTCCCTCCTTGTAGTCAAAGCTAACTATGTACCCTTTCTTTTTAGGGTGCTTTGTCATATATGTAATGAACCTATCAAACCCCTTGTGTGGCTCAATACTACCCACCCATATGACAGTATCCTTTGTGTTGGTAGCTCCATCTTTGTTAAACACTTGATAGTCAATAGGAGAGGGTATACAAACTCCTCTTAACTCTCTACCTACATTCTTTTCACACACCCTCTTGTGAAGTGGGCTTAGAAATATGTTTTGAATTGTAAAACCATATACTTGTGGATACACCCTACTTGCTTCCCTGTCGTGTTCGTATCTAACAGTAGGTATCATTTGCTCAAGTCTTAGAATATCCTCTATCTTAAACAACATAATATTATTGATAATGGCTAAGTCAAAGTTTTCTCTTATCTCAACAGGATTAAACTCTTTAGGGGATATTTCAACTATCTGATGTAGACTTCTTCCATATTCAATCATTTTGGCGTTTGTGTGTTGTGCTCCTCCTAAATGCTCTTTGATTGTGTAGTCGGCTATCCAAGCTATTCTCATTTATCTGCTTTCATACCTAAGTTTATATAGCCATGCACCCCACCCTTTTCAGAAACTTCTTTTATATTTTCAAAGCCAACCCTTTCTAGACACTCCCTCAAATACTCCTTGTTGAAAACTGCTTTGTGAAAATCACTAGACTGTGATCCGTAAGTAAATAATCTACCAGCNTTGGTATGCTTTAATTATCTTGTCTATATCTGGAACATGAATCTCTATCCTACCACCTACCTTGAGTATTCTATACAATTCTCTCAATGTTTTAAGCGTCTTATACCATTCTATGTGTTCTAGTACATGGCTCAGGTATATGGAATCGTAAGTATCCTCTTCAATGGGAAGTGTCTTAGAAATGTCGGCTACAATGTCCACATGCTCTCCTGGTATTATATCTAATACCTCCCAACCTTTTCTTTTAGTTTTAGCACCTATTTCTAGTTTTCTCATAGCTCTTCAATACAAATTACTTCCTTGCCAGTTTCTTTGCGTATTGTATCGGCTTGTTGCTTAGAACTCTCTATAAATAAACTTCCTTGCGTCTTGTATATATTCGCTTTGGCTACTCCCATATCCTCTACTCTTCTTTGTTGTGGTGTTGAATAATTAGCCATGACTAAAAAATCATACCGTATATTATACCTTTTTAGTGTAATTTCTGTAATATCTCTGTACTTCTCTAGTCTACCTGTTACCAACCCCCTTACTTTTACTGTTGGTATATACAATGGAAGTGGATTAGCTAAATACTCCTCATACTCCTGTTTATTATCTTCTAGTGGTGGCTCTTCAAATATAACCCCATCTATATCCAAAACAGCATCTCTTAAAACTTCATTGTGAAACAAGTTCCATTCAAATGCTCTTGGTAGTGGTACTTCCTTGTACATATAATCTACCAAGTTTCTACTCTCGGGAAGTCCATATACTACCCCATACTTAGCACTATATCCTTTTAGAGCTTCCTTAATCTTTGTAATGGCTCTACCTGAGCTAATACTATCATCAACAACTAAGACCTTTTCTATCTCTCCTATGGAAACTTTACTGTCAATATATTTGTCAAGCCCATATACTAAATCGTTTACAGTTAGTAGTGGCTTGTTGAGGTGCAGAGCCAGTATTGTCGCTGGTAATAACCCACTTCTTTCAACTCCCACAATAGCATCAAACTCTGGAAGTCGTGTACTCCATTCAACCACATCTTTCTTTAACTCCCTATAAGAAACAAAATTCATTAGTTTTTAATCTTTAACAGGTTTTTTATCGCTACCTTAAAACCGTCTACTGAACCCCCAGCGTTTTTGTCCTCTGCTGGATAGTAGGTAAATATAAATCCTCTCTTACTCATGAAATCTAAAAATCCCCTCTCCTCTGGAGTAAGCTTTTTATCAAACTCCATTTTAATCCCCTGTATTACTACTGTCATGATATCTACTAATCAAATTATATACTTTGTAACTTCTTTAATTTTTCTAACAGCTCTTCGTCAGTCCATTTTACAATGGTGTTTTTAACACAATACAAATACTGATAATCTTCCCACCTGTTTTCTTCTAACCATTCCCTAAACCATAGTGGATCTTCGTGTGCTGATTCTAATCCGAACAAATGGTGAAGTGGACACAGAGCAACCCCATTCCTGCAATCCCAGCGTAGAGTTCTATTTCTCCTACCTACAATGTGATGGGAGTTTAAATATTCTCTTTTAGAACAAACCTCGCATTTAAAGTCAGCTTTTGACTTAACAGCTTTACTCCAAGCTTCGTCTAATTTCTTAGTCAGTTGCTTTTTAGTCAAGCTTTTCTTTGGTTTTGAAATAGCCATTGATATGAGCAGTCAAGTTATTAATTACTATATCACAAATTAAAGAAACATTCCTAATATGGTGATAGCTAAACTGATTAAGAATAATACCAGTAAAATAGCACACCCTATGTTAAGAGTCTGTAAAAAGCACCCTTCTCTGTTTTGGACTACTATCACCTCTTTCTTAGGTCTACCCATTTAAGTAAAATAAAAAATTAAGTAACTCTACCCTTCTTTCTAAACTGTATTAGCTTTCTAGCAACCTCAGCAGTAAAGTGCATAACACCGTTTTTAAGCACGTACTCTGGTTTGTCTCTTCTAAACCTTTGTCTTAGTGTTACATCCTTAATACCAAACATCTCTGAAAGTTGTGCTATTGTATATAACTCTCCGTCTATGATTTTCATATATTTCCTATTAAAAATTAATCTTCGAACTTACCCTTGTAGTGAACTATTATCTTGTCATACTCGCTTTTGTAATACTCAGCAAACTCTTCTTCACTAGGTTGCTTACCTAGCTCTTGCTCCAGTAGTCTCCACAACACGTCTCTAAACCTCCTGCTAGGACTCTTGTAATTGTCCAGGGTATCATTTTGTGGTAGGTTTTTTAGTATGTCGTCTACATCCACCTTAACCTCGTTTCCTACAACACTGTCTGTTAAAACTATCACAGCTATATCCCCCAAGTGAGAATCTATCTCTTCTATGTCTTTGCTTTTAAGCTCTAGTAAACTGTCTACCTTCAAACTTACAGTGCGATCTGCTCTCCTGTTGTAATTCTTTAACTCCGTTTGTATTACCTTCATAGTATCCCTATCAGTAACATTATATAAAAAGCTATTATCGGTAGTGCTATTAGTATAGCTAGTAACAGTATAGCTTTCTGTAACTCTTTCTTTTCGTCGAAGTCTATATCTTTCATAACCCCCTCCACTTAAATTAAACCCACTTTATTTTATCCCTTTCGGTATATGTCCACTTGTACCCTTTCGGTGCTTTGTCCATTTCTTTTACCTTTGCTATGTATACTTTCCCATCCTCAACTATTATTCCCTCCTCCTCTGGTTCTAACTCTACTCTAATAGCTTCGTCTTTTGTTAGTGATATCCAAATTGCTACTCTCTCCATATTACTTATTTGTTTAATTTAGATACTCTCATAATCCTTAAAATCTTCCTCCTCTATTGCTTCTATTGAGCTATAATAATCATCAGCATCTTTACTTCTAAAGTATCTAAAACCTATCCTTAACACATCAAACTCACCATCTTCATCACTTCTCCATCTCGTTATTTCTGTGTCAAGAGTTTTACTTATCTCGTGTATTCCCTCCTTTACTCCCTCTTCCCTTGCTTTGGATAGTTCTTGCTTAATGAGGTTTTTTATCTCAATCTCTCCCTTTCCTGCTATTTGTGGTCGGTAAGCAATCATATTTTTCTCAAGTATTTTATCTAATCTTTTCTCCCAGTTCTCCATATTACTTACTACTAAAGTTAAATAAACTCTATGAGATACTCTGGGTAGGATTTGAACCTACGATAGAAATTACAATGATTTCCATTCTGGGACGGAATATGTACCTTGCCCAGTGCGTTCAGCCAAATACTCATATATTGCTAAACATATTTAATATACTTTCTCTAACCTCCATACATTGCTACTTTGGTTAACTCTGCCACCAAAGTACCTCATAAAACTTATTAAGGAACATTCTCGCCAAATTACCCTGCCAACTAATTGGTAGGTACTACTGCTTTATTGATTATTCAGCAAAGCCCAACGACATTTTCATTGGTACCTTTATTTAATACCCACCGATTAATCACCTACCTAGGGATTGTGGCTGAGCTAAACCATCATCCCCTGAGAGAATAAATCGTATGCAGTGTACTTATACAAGCTCACTTCTCGCTGGTAGGTAACATCAAAAGCTAGACAACTCTTGGTCGTCTATTAGGGTTGTACCCTACAGCCTAAGCTCCAGACTCCTTGTGTCATGGGTAGTCTTTTTAAGAATTGCGAACTTAAATAGTCCCACTCATCCAGAACTAGGATGTAGAGTACAACTTCCCTTAGTTTTAAAGAGCAAAATCATTCTCCTA